TTACACAACCAGACGATAACGCTAATACGTTAATGGCTGTATATGATAAGTTTAGTAAATTAGCTGACGACCATTCAGGCATCCCCTCTTATGTTTATGGTGACTTGAATGTGTCAGGGGCAGGACGTACAGCATCGGGGTTATCAATGTTAATGGGGTCAGCTGGTAAGGGGATACGTCAAGTAGTAATGCACATTGATAATGATGTAATTAAACCAGTTGTTCATCGGCAGTTTGTTTATAACATGCGATATGATGAAGATGAAAGTATTAAAGGCGATGTTGATATTATGCCTAGAGGAGCAGTTAACTTAGCTGTTAAAGAAACTGTCAACATGCGTCGAATAGAATTTCTTAATGCAACAGCCAACGAAATGGATATGCAGATTGTTGATAAGGAAGGCCGTGCCGCGATTCTTCGCGAGATTGCCAAAGGGTTGCAAATGCCTGTGGATGATATTGTTCCATCTCGGGAAAAAGCCAGTCATGATGAGAAGATAAATGCTGAGATGATGAAAGCTCAGCAGCAAGCAGAAATGCAAGCACAAGCTGCTCAACCTGACGGTTCTCCCAAAGGTGGAATGGAAGCAAACACAGTTGGTAACGGTGGCGCTGGGAGGTCAAGATGAAACGGCCTAGTCCAGAAGTTATCAAAGCGTTAGCTAACACTGTACGTCAATACCCGGAAGTCTTAGAGTGGCTTGAAGGATGGAGTACAGAGGAGTTATCGCGGCTACCAAACGCTACACAGAATACGGCACTTGCACAGGGGCGGTGTCAGATTTTGATAGAGCTAAGTAAGCTCGTAAAAGAGTCCCCTGAAACGGCGGCAAAGTCATGACAAGGACAGCTGCTTTTAATTACGCACACCGATAGGAGCGATTATGGGAATACCAAAGCAAGTTCAGAAACAGTCTGAGGAAGTACAAGAGTTGTATAAAGAGTTAAACGGCGAAACAGAAACAGCACAGGTGGAGGAAAAAACTCCTGCTACCGAGGCTCCTGAAGTACCTGTTGAACAGCCTATAGAACAACCTTCCGACAGTGTAGAAGATCAGGCACCGAAGTCTGAGCCACAAGAGCAAGTGGAGTCAGACGCTCAACCAAAAGAGTCTTGGGAACAAAAGTACAAGACGCTACAAGGGATGTATAATGCCGATGTTCCGCGCCTAAACGCAAAGAACAGAGAAGTTAGCTCCCGTGTTTCACAACTGGAACAGTTGCTAGGAACTATGCAACAATCAGCCAAACCTGAAGAACCAGTATCTACAGATCCTTTGATCACAGATGCTGATATGAAAGAGTATGGTGATTCGATTGATGTTATGAGACGAGCAGCTCGTGAAGAAGTTAATGCCGCAAATGGGCGGATTGCACAGTTGGAGAAAACAATTCAACAGCTACAAGGATTTGTGCCTCAAGTACAACAAGTACAAGCACAACAACAAGCTAGCAGTGAACAAGCGTTTTGGGCTGGACTTACCAATGAAGTATCTAATTGGCAAGATATTAATAACAATGCAGACTTTCAGTCTTGGTTGTTATCTATCGATCCACTAACAGGTATTTCACGTCAAACATATTTAGAGGACGCACAGAAGAATCTAGATACAAAACGTGTGGCGAGTTTCTTTGCGGCTTGGGAAAAGGAATTTGGAGTACCCGAAACTGCTCGTGAGAATCGATCAAATACTAATTCACAGCTTGAGAAACAAGTTGCACCGGGACGAGGACGTTCTGGTAAACCTGCGTCTCAAGAATCTAAGAATTATTCTCCTGCAGACATCCAAAAGTTTTTTGAAGATGTTCGTAAGGGATTATTTAAAGGTCGTGATGAAGAACGTGGTCGAATGGAAAGGGACATTTTCTCTGCACAGAGAGAAGGTCGAATCGTAACTGCTTAATTAAAAGGAGGTCATAATGGCTAAATTTGCAGTATCTCCGGGCCGCCCGGACTATAGCGGCAATTTCATTCCAGAAATCTGGAGTGGGAAGCTGATTGAGAATTTCTACGACGCTACGGTGTTGTCAGCGATCTCAAACACGGATTACGAAGGTGAAATCCGACAGATGGGTGATACGGTTAATATCCGTACTACACCAGAAATCACCATCAAAACGTATGTCAAGGGACAAACCCTTGCAGTCGAAAACCCTGATAAGGCTAAACTACAACTAGTCATCGACAAAGGTGAATACTTTGCTTGTGTTGAAGACGACGTTGACCAAGTTCAGTCTGACATCGCATTGATGGATCAATGGTCTAAAGACGCTTCAGAGCGAATGAAGATTAAGATCGATCAAAGGGTTCTAACTGACATGTTGACTGATGTTAGTGCTAGTAACAAAGGACAAACAGCGGGAGCAATCTCTGGTAACATCGATTTAGGTGTAGCCGGAACTCCAGAAGCGCTTACTAAGTCTAATGTTATTGACTTACTAATCAACATGGGAACGGTACTTGATGAGGCTAACTCACCTGAACAGGATAGATTTGTAATCATTCCTGCGAAGATGGCTGGTCTAATCAAGCAATCTGATCTGAAAGACGCATCAATTACTGGTGATGGTTCTTCTCCTTTGAGAAATGGCCGTCTTGGTATGATTGATCGTTTCACTGTTTACGTTTCTCACAACCTAAAGAAAACTTCAGGTGGTGAGTTCAGCGTAATCGGTGGTCATAAAATGGGCTTTACGTTTGCATCTCAGATGACAAACATGGAGACTATTAGATCAGAGACTACCTTTGGCAACATAATCCGTGGTTTACAAGTTTATGGCTATAAAGTTACTAAGCCAGAAGCCTTGGCAACCGCCATCGTAACGCTTTAAGGAGGGTGAAATATGGCTACATATAATGATGGAAAAGGTTACAATATGGGTACAGCTGCCGCGCACGTTGCTGCAGGCATCAATAAAGTATCTTCTGTAACTGTAGAGCTAAACTTCGCTACTATCACTACTGACAGAGCAGCAGCCGGTCTGACTGCTTTGGGAGCAGCTGATGTTCTTGAAGTTATCCGAATCCCAGCAAAAACTTTGGTCACTAACGTGGCTCTAGAAGTTACTACTGCTGAGGGCGGAACACTAACAATCGATGTTGGTGACGGCGATAATCCAGATGGTTATCTGGATGGAGTTAATGGTAATGCTACAGCAGCTTACCTTACTGTCGCTGGAACTGACGCCTTTGAAGCTGGTAAGTATTACACAGCTGCTGATACAATCGACGTTACTACTGTTAACGCCGCAGACACAGCAGTTATGAAACTTACAGCTGTAATGGTAGACTGTTCATAATATTGATTGGGGGGCTTAGGCCCCCCTCTCTATAGGAGTGTTGTATGGCAAAAATTGATAAATCTAAGATGGCTTGTAACAAACCAAAGCGTCAGGTATCTGGTGGTAAGAAGTTTGTTGTTAAAGCATGTCAGAATGGTAAAGAAAAAGTAATTCGATTTGGAGATGCTAATATGACAATTAAAAAAGATCAGCCGGGTAGACGTAAAAGTTTTAGGGCTAGACATGGTTGTGATAGCAGACCTCCATCTAAAATGACGGCTCGTTATTGGTCGTGTAAGAAGTGGTAATTTATTATGGCAGCACCTAAAGCAAAATCAAAAAAAGACGCGTGTTACTATAAAGTTAAAGCACGTTATTCAGTTTGGCCTTCGGCTTATGCTTCAGGAGCTTTGGCAAAATGTAGAAAAGTTGGAGCAGCTAATTGGGGAAATTCTAAAAAGAAGAATACAAGTTCCTCAAAAAGTGGTAAAAGAGGTTAACAAATGGCAGTAAGAAAAACTGAAGAAGGAGCAAAGTTAAAACGTTGGTTTAAAGAAAAATGGGTAGATGTAAAAACAGGCAAGCCTTGCGGCAGACAACAAGGAGAAAAACGTGATTACCCTTATTGTCGCCCGTCTAAACGAGTATCAAAAGATACACCCAAAACCTCGTCGGAACTTTCAGCTTCTGAAAAACGTTCTCGTACTGCTGCAAAGAAAAGTTCTAAAAAAGTAAAACGAGTATAGGAGGATATAATGATTAGATGGCTTAGAAATAAAAATGATGGTGAGATTTATGAGTGGGATGAAATTCTTGCTGAAAATCCAGCGACAGAAGAAGTTACTGAGGAACAGGCGTTTCCAGAAAAATTTTTAGATAAGAAAAAGAAAAACCGTAAAGCTAAGGTAAATTTGGAAACTGAAGTCACTGAAGTAGGTGATGATACTCCAGAAGAATTAGCTGAAGAAGCAACAAGAGGTTTAGAGCGAGCTAGGAATGATAAAGGTCATTATGTAAAAGACGATCCTACTACGCCTCAAAACGAAGCATGGGTTAAGAAAAAATGATACTAAACGATGTTGTCACAGAAGTAAGAAGAATAGTACAGGATACTAATACCCCTCAAAGGTATAGTGATACTGTACTTATAGGATTTGCTAACCAAGCACTTAAACGTATTGCTGTGTTACGTCCTGATCTTTTTGCTTTTATTGGCGACATTACTAATACTGCAGATACTGTGGTACAATCTATGCCTTCTGATTCTATTCGTTTAATTGAAATATATAATGTTAAAAATGGCAACGGTATTACAGAAACAAATAGAGAATCATTAAATCAAGCTTATCCTTCTTGGATGAATGATACAGCTGCTCCAGCTGTTAATTTTATGCGCCATACAAGAAATGCTAATAAATTTTTTATATATCCAAAAGCTCCTTCAGGTCAAGTTCTTATAGGAGAATATGCGCAAACACCTCCAACATACGATGGAACAACTACAGTAGCTCTTTTACCTGATGCTTATTTTCCTGTCGTGGTTGATGCTACAGTGTTTATTACTGAGTCTGTTGATAACGAGCATGTTAATTCTAAACGTGCACAAATATTCCAACAGTCATTTACACAGTCTCTTGGTGTAGCCGCTCAAAGTAGAGAAGTAACAGATACTGAGAGAGGCGGATTAGATGAGGAGGATGTAACATAATGGCTGATAGAACTTATTTAGATATAGTAAACAGATTGTCTCCTAGCGTACCGGGTTGTCCTACACCAGTTGTAGAACAGTATGTTCGTGATGCAGCAATCGAAGCGTGTGAAAAAACATTAGCATATCGGTATGAGCAACCCAGAATAAGATTAGTTCCCGGTGGTCATGACTATGCGTATGACACACCTAATGAAACTGAAGTACATGCAGTATTAACTGCTACAGTTAATGAGAGCAGGTTAACTCCTGTAACATTAGAACAGTTAGTTGATATGTATCCTAAGTGGCCTAATCAATCTACTGATGAACAAGCAGAACCTAGGTTTTTAACACAGTTAGATCCTGACCATTTTTCTCTAGCACCAGTTCCGGATAATTCCGTGACATATGATGTTAGAATGATATTGTGTCTTAAACCATTGAGAACATCCACTAAAATGGATAAAACAATTCTTGATGAATTAGAAAATGTAATTATGCACGGAGCACTTCAACATCTATTAGTTTTACCTGATAGATCATGGAGTGATAGAGAGCTAGCTACTTATCATGCTAAGCAGTTTGTTATGAAGACTGCAGAACGTAGAGCTAGAACTAATCTCGGTGCTTCAAAAGCATCTATGCGTGTACAGATGCAAAAGTTTGGGTGAGGTAAATTATGGCTGATACAATAAAATTAGTTAAAGGAGATGAACTACCACAAATCACACTTACTCTTACTGACGACGTAGCTAATGCTGCTTTAGATTTATCTGCTAGTTCTACTGTTGTAACAATTAAGTTTAGGTTAAAAGGTGGTACTACAACTTTATCTACAATTTCTACTACTAAACTTACTACTGGTGCTGATGGTAAAATATTCTTTAATTTCGCTGGTGGTGTACTTGATGTAGACCCCGGAGAGTATGAAGGCGAAATTATTGTTAGTTTTGGTGGAAACTTACAAACAGTTTACGATACATTAAATTTCAGAGTACGGGATAATTTCTAATGGCCAACGTTAGTGTATCTAACATTACACTATCAGCTATCGTTTCAGTAACAGTTAGCGTAGCTAGTTATAGTGCTTCTGCTTCTTATACTGATGTTATCTATTCTACTGACGGTGCTTCGGTGTCGTACAACTATGAACTTATTGAGACACGTCCGTTACCATCTGTATCGGTATCAGTGTCTGAATTAATTTCTAAACAAGCAAATAAAAGTCCAAGTGATGATGTAACAGTTACTGAGACTGAAGTTAAAAATATAAATGTTGGTGCTAGTGATTCAGTAACAGCACAAGAAGCTTTATTTAAAATAGTAACTAACCCTATTGATTTTGATCCTAGTGACGATGATGTAGATCCAACTCCTGTTACAATGACTGAATTAGCAGCTAAGACTTTAACCATAGGTGAGTTAGCAGATAATGATGATGTAACAGCTTCTGAGTCTATATCTAAACAGGCTAATAAATCACCATCTGATTCTATTACATCTAGTGAGCAACTTAATAGTTTTAATATTGGTAAGAATCCTTCAGACACAGCAACATCTTCTGAGGAGATTAACCGTTTTGATGTGACAACAGTGCTGACCGATACAGTGTCAGTTACAGAATCTTCAGCTAAAAACATTACACCAGCAGGTAAAACTGATGATGTGACTATGACAGGTAGCCAAATAAAAATATTTAGTGCTAATGTAGATTTTGATTTATCAGATGCTGACGCAGATCCTGATCCAGTTACAGCTTCAGATCAAGTTAACACTGTATCTATAGGTAAAAATCCTTCAGATACAGCTAGTATAGCTGAGTCTACAGCTAAAAATATTACACATGGAGGGTTTAGTGATACAGCTAGTATAACTGAATCTACTGCTAAAGTAGTAACTTTACCGG